TGGATCTCTGAATTATAAAAGTCTTTTCTGTTCATATTATTTCCCCAAGAAATACCCCGAGGGCTTTAGCAGCTTCCCCTCGGGGTTTTTTCTTTTACTTGACTTTTTACTTGACTTTTGTGTTTTCCACGGTGGACACTTTGAAGCCTTGAAATAGAAAAGTGCTTATTTTACAATACTTTTGGCATATTTCAGTCCACGAGTAGACTTTATGCGGTGGGTTCAAGTCCCACCAGCCCCACCAAAACAAACCCCCAAGGCTCAAGGCTTTGGGGGTTTTTCTATTTTCCTATACTTGACTTTTTACTTGACTTTTCAATTTTCCGCACTCTTCAGGCGCTCAAAAGTGAGGTTGATAACATCGGCGGCAGTCTGAAGCTCACCCTTGACTGCATGCTTATAAGTCCCGAAGGTGTCCATGCTCTGCGAGTGACCGACGAGCTCCCTGATCGTGCCCTCTGCGAGGTGTGTCTGACTCGAGACAATACTGACAAAGGTATGGCGCAAAGAGTAGAGAGTGCCGGGAAGACCACGCTCCTGTTTGAGCCTGATCCATTGTTTTCTTACCGTGTCCTGATTACTTGGTGCGCCCACTCCGTTCGGGAAGATCCACGGAGTCCCGAAGTTTGCCCGATGATTGCGCTCAATGGTCTCTTTTATGATCTGGGCGGCAATAGGCGGCAACGGAATCGAGCGCCTTGCGTTCTTATTTTTGCCTTCGGTGATCTCTCCGTCGTCGTTGATCGCTCTGCGGACATAAAGCACACCGTCACGCACATCGGACTCTTGGAGTCCCAGACACTCGCCGGGGCGGAGTCCGCACAGGAGCATCACACGGAAGGCGGGCATATACCACAGATCAGACTCTTCGAAGAGCCTTTTGATGTCTTCAGGCTGCAGGATCTCACGCACTCCCTTCTTATGACCTTGGGGAATGTAAAGCGAGCCCCTCCATTCGTCACAGTAGTAATTTATATATGCAAACTTATGCAAACCGGTCAAAACGGCTCGGAGGTGTGTCAAGGTCTTAAATGATAGCGCCTTATCGTCTCGTTTTTGCGGTCTGGCTTCATTTATGAGCGCTTGCCAGTCTCTCAATGATAAATTACTCATTTTGCACTTGCCAAGCGCTGGGAGGACATACAGGCGGGTGTATATTTCCGTCTGTCTGTATGTGTCACGGCGCCCGAGCCTTGCCTCAATGTCTCGGAGGTACAACTCAACGCATCGGGAGACCGTTATCTTCTGGACTCCACCAAACTCAAGCCACTCGTCGTATTTGTCGAGCGCCTCACGCTTGCCCTTCAGTCCGGGAGTCGAAGAGTAAAACGATTTTTTGACTCCGTTCTTCTGGCCTTGCACGATCCACAGCCTTTTTGACTTGCTCCATTTAGGTGTCGCCATGACCTTCCTCCTGAGAATCAAGAAGGGCCTGATAATATGCCAGCAGCCGAGCCTGATTTTCGCTATTTAATTTATACAATTCGACTTTAGGCTGGAGCATCTCGCCCTTCATATTTACGTCATAACCTAATAACCAAGCAGGAGAGACACCGAGAGCGATCGCCATAGCTCCGATCTTTGACTGCTTGGGGATAATGTCGCCGTGTAAATAATGCGAGATTGTGCCCTTGTTTATATTGCTTTTTTTAGCAAGTTCTGAAGCACTCCAGCCCTTTGCTTCAAGTGCTTCCTTGATCCGGTCCTTGATGTCTGTCATGATGTTTTTCTCCCTTCTTACCAACGATTATATTACAAATTTGTGACGGTTGCAAAAAATCAACTTTTAAGGGTTGCGAAAACTCAACTTAATGGTAAGATAGGCTCATAGGTTGCGAGACCGCAACACAAAAACACAAGAGAGGAGGCACATAATGGCATACGAGACAAAGAAACTTGAGCATCGCATAATTGAGAAGTTTGGCACACAGTCGGCCTTTGCTGATGCTCTGGGAATCACTAAGTCAACCCTGAGCAGATACCTGAGCAACGGACACGACTGGAAGGGCTCGACACTCATCAAGGCGATCCGTTTGCTTGAGATACCAGAGCAGGAAATTGATTTATATTTTTTTGCTCCGAGGGTTGCGATAACACAACCAAAAGCGAAGGCGGTGAAGCGATGAAGACATTGAGACCGGGCGCCGTTCGTTATCCCCGACTCTATCAGGTTTTTAAGTCAGCCGAAGACATCGGCGAGGTGATAAACAGATCGAGGGCATACGTCAATAAAGCGCTTAAAAGTGGCTTCACGGACAGAGAGAAGCGCATCATCATCGCACACACGGGAAGACAGGACATATTTGAGGAAGGTGCTGCATGACTACAGACAAGGACTCACTCATTTGTGACCGAGCCGAGAAGGTTATCCTCGCCTTTGTGCTTTTGACGATCTTCTGCTCCGGCTTGATCTTCGGGGACAGTCCAAAACATAAGAAGAGAGTTTTGAAGGTCTACCCCTCGACACCTCAGTGGATATATGACAGAGAGCTGACGACTCTGATCTGGTTAAGAAGACCGAAGTCGGAGATAACGAGCAGAATGACGTCGATCGTCCTCGAATTTGAATATATCGGGACCTACTTCATAACGGCCTACTGTCCCGAAGAATGTGGCTATAACGGCAACAACTTCCCAGCAGGGTGGACAACGGCATCGGGTGAGATATGCCACTACTCTGAAGAGTGGGACGAGCCGACTACTTGCGCAATAGATTGCAATTATCACGGCTTTGGCGAGGTGATCCTTGTGGGAGATCCTGACGACCCCGACAACCGCAAGATCTACATAACAGAAGACACAGGCCCCGGAGTCCGTGGGCGGTGGGTCGACTGCTTTGTGGAGACCATGGAGGAAGTTTATTACTTCCCGACCAGATACGAATCAGTTTACAGAGTCATTTACACAGACGTGAGCATGACAGAAGAAGAAAGGCAGGAAATTCATGACGGCATTAACAACTATTTTCATCATCGGGGCGGTGGCTCTTAGCTTCCTTATGGGTATGATCCTCGAGCTTGCGCTGGACGACAAGGCGATCCGAGAGCTTCAGCACGATAACAACAGATTGAGGCTCGAGATTGAGCAACTTCAGAACAACAAGACAAAGCCCGAGATCATCGAGATCAACGACAACAGGGCAAACGCACCAGTACAAAACTATTTCAGACCATTCTAAACAGGAGGAAGACAATCATGGCAAACATTTACGATTTAGGCAACAGCTTCGCAACACTCTGGGGACTGATTGAAGACGAGGCAGTCGAGGACGAGGTCCTTCTTGAAGCATTTGAGAACGCAACGGACGACCTCAAGGACAAGCTCGAGAATTGTTGCAAGTACCTCAAGAACGTCGACAGTGACATAGCTGGACTCGACGAAGAGATCAAGAGACTTCAGGCAAAGAAGAAGTCACTCACCAACGGCAAGGACAGACTCAAGGGCATGATGCTCAGGGCTCTCAACATGTCAGGAGAGAAAAAACTCCCTTGTGGCACGTTCACAGTCTACAAACAGGCAAACCCTCCGAAAGTCGTCATTGATGAGCAGTACATCGAAAACATACCCGAGCAGTACCTCATACCGCAGGAGCCGGTTATCAATAAGGCTCTCATACTTGAAGCCTTGAAGGAAGTCAACAATATACACCCCGAGCTTGACGGCATCGCACACATCGAGCAGGGCGAGAGTTTAAGAATCAAGTAATTGGAGGAAGATCATGGCACAGTTATCAATCTACGACAAACAGAGACACTTTAGTGATAAAGATTTTACTTGCTCGATCGGCAAGTATAACAAGATTTACCTGACATTTAGAAATTATTCATGGCTCCGCTTCACGAAGTCGGAAAAAATGGCGATTTACATCGGCAAGAGCGGAGCGCTTCGCTTTGATGATCCTGAGAAGGGCATCGGTGTCGTCTTGAAAATGAAGACAAGCCCCAAGAATAGCGAAGCGGCAAAGTCGACCAGATACGTCCAGCTTTCCGGTGAAGCATATCCGAGGATCTTGGAAGTCGTCAAAAGGCTCGCAGGATCTTACAACTTCCCCGAGCAGCCGAAAGACGTTGACGGTGTGGTCGTTACAACAGATCCGAAGCCCGACATCGTCAAGGAAGAGCTTGCCAAGTTTACCGCTATGACAATGAAGAAGCACAACGACAAGATCACAAGCGAAGAGCTGGCGGAAGCATTTAAGCCTTGCATGGACCAGCTTGTCATCAAGACAGACGAAGACGTCAGAAGGGATAACTTCCTCGCAGATGCGCAGAGACTCACATCAACGGCAACCAGCACGGAAGAGCGCACGGCTATTTATAATGCTCTGGCTGCAGTCTATGGCGGATATAAGCCCGCACCCTCGAAGGTGATCCCGATGCCGAAGGAAGAGACCGACGAAGAGCGCAAAAAGTGGGAGGTGTAACACATGGCAGAAGTAAAGAAGGCAACAGAGCCGACAATGACACTCAGGGAGAAGCTCATGCACATACAGGAAGAGCTGAAGGCTCCCAAGAATCTCCGCAACAACTACGGAGGATATAACTACCGCAACGCTGAGAGCATACTCGAAGCGCTCAAGCCCTTGCTTGCCAAGTATGGCGCTACGGTCACAATTACGGACTCGATCGAAGAGATCGGCGGCCGCATCTACGTCAAGGCCACGGCTTCAATCTGGGACACGGAACGCAAGGACGTGGCAAACATTAACAACATACCGATAGGCGTGGAAGCGTTCGCAAGAGAAGCGGAGACAAAGAAGGGAATGGACGAGGCACAGATCACAGGCGCAACGTCTTCCTATGCTCGCAAGTATGCCCTCAATGGTCTCTTCTTACTTGATGATACCGAGGACGTTGACAGTGAAGCATACCAGAAGGGCGCAGAGCCTACGCAGAGCGCTCCGAAGAAACCAAACAATAAACCAACACCCAAGCCGACCGCAAAGCCCGCAGAGGTAAAGCCAGCCCCCAAAGCAGAGCCGACAAGGACAGGCGCAAGGGCAGAGCTTCACGAGTTCATCAAGGTGAACGGTCTGGACGGCAAGACGATCGCACAAGTCTGCGGACTTAATGCCGAGAGCACAGAAGACGACTATCGTGCCGCTCTGGTCTTGGCCCGGACAATGGTCGAAGAGCCCACGGAGGTCTGACATGATCCACAGAGCAGAACACAGTGAAGATTTTACAAGGCTTCAAAACGAGCTTATCAGAGACTCACGTCTGTCTGATCGTGCTTTTCGCATCTTGGTCTTTATGTTTTCGTGCTCCGATGATTTCGTCTTTTCAGTCAAAGGTCTGGCTCACCTTCTTGAAATGCCCGAGCGTACAGTCTCCAAAGCAATCACAGAGCTCAAGAAACTCGGCTACATTGAGCAGAAGAGACAGGTGGGTGAGCGTGGCCGCTTCCTTCCTAATGTTTGGGACGTTTATGAGATACCATTCACCGCACTACACAATCACCGCACTGCGGTCGCACCGCAACACGGTGACACCGCAACACGGTCAGACCGCACTGCGGACTCACCGCACTGCGGTAAAAGTGCACACATAAGAACTATCAATAATAAAGAACTATCAAATATAAAGAACTATCAAAGGGAAGAAGAAAATAAGACCCCGCTCGGAGAGTTTCAAAACGTCTTTTTAACCCTTGAAGAGATCAGCAAGTTAAAACTCCAACTCGGAGACGAGGGACTCAATAAGTATATTGAAGACCTTGGCGACTATCTCAAAGAACACCCTCGGAAGAAGTACGCAAGTCATTACAGGACGATCCTGAAGTGGGCGGAGCGAGACAAGGCAAGAGCACCGGCACACTGCAGCCCCAAAGAAGAGACCGAAGTCATAGATTGGGACGAGCTGCGGAGACTGGCAGAAGAGAGAGACAGACAGAAGGCGGGAGGCATAACATGAACATCAGAGAATCAATCGAGATCGTCAACTTATTGCATGCGGCCTATCCGCAGGACAAGAGGGCAACCCGTGAGGATCTTCTGCAGAGAGCGGAGTCTTACAGCGTGGCACTTGCCGACACTGACGTGGAGCTGGTAAAGAAAGCGGCGCAGTATCACATAAGGACATCAAAGTGGCACCCGACCACAAAAGAGCTTCTCGATGCGGTCAGCCGTGTGAGGCTTTCGGAGGTGCCGACCGTAACACCTATCAAGACAGTCAAGCCGACAGTCGACGAGGCAAGACTTGACGAGTACCTTGATGCCTTTTGTGAGTGGATAGGCTTCGGAGGAGAGGCAAACGACTCCAAGGAATTGCCGCAGGGGGTGATCAAGTATGAAAACTAACTCATTCGTTCTTGACTTCCCTGACGGACTCCCCAAAGGCACGGCGCAGCAGAAGGGTGAGGCGATCAGATACAAGTACGTTAACGGGAAGCGGGTGCCGTATATCCAACACTACAAGAAGGCAAGCGTTGAGACGATGCGGAGGATCTTCGAGCTGAAGCTCAAGCCTTACAGACCGGTCAAACCCTCCGACAAGCCGATCGCTCTGGCGGTGATAGTCTACTTCGACGTAAAGGACCGCAAACTCTGGGGAAAGTTTAAGACAACAAGACCCGACTGCGACAACTATGTCAAAGAGCTGAAGGACTCCATGACTTCGGTGGGCTTCTGGGAAGACGATGCTCAGGTCTGCGTACTCAATGTGAGCAAACGCTATGCAGAGACAGGCCACATATTTATTCACTGGGAGGAGATAGGCGCAAATGGATAGATCACTTTCAGATATTACACAAAGGTGCCCGAATTGTGGACAGTTTTATCACTGGACAACGTGGGAGGAGCCTATTGAAAACATGCAGATGCTCCGGTTGAGCTGCAGACCGTGCGGAACGATTAAAACCTATGCGATCCCGAGGGACGACTTCAGAAGGAACTTATTAGAGAGGTTAAGACAATGACAGACGAGACATATCAGGCAAAGGTCTGGCTCAATCGTAACTTCAACAAAGCCAGACAACTCGAAGCCGACCAGCGCATGCTCGAGATAATGCGCAACCGTTTAAGCTCTTCGGTGGCAACCTACGAGACAGACGGCACACAGGCGCATGACTCGGATCAGGCGAGAGCAAGGCACGAAGATGCTTTAATTGACTACTCCATGCAGAAGGCAAAGGTTGAGAAGGAAGAGCGCGAGCTTCTGGCGGGTATGACAGAGACCCGGGAAGAGATCGAGAAGCTCGGGGATCCTTCGCTCAGAGCGGTGGCAATAGACAGATACATCAACCGCTTGAAGTGGAACGACATCGCAACGCTTGAGCACGTCAGCATCGCACAGGTGCATCGCATACATCAGACCATGCTCGTGCAAATGGTCGACATACTTAAAAACAAGATTTAACAGGAGGCACATCATGAACAAAGTTGAATTAGTTGGAAGACTCACAAAAGAGCCCGAGGTCAAGCTCACACAGAATCAGACGGCATTTTGCAATTTTACTATTGCAGTCGATCGCCGCTTTAAGAACGCAAACGGACAGAGGGAAGCCGATTTTATAAACTGCGTGGCTTGGAAGCAGACGGCGACCTTCGTGCAGAAGTATTTTCATAAGGGCAACCGCATCGGAGTGGTCGGATCTATACAGACGAGATCATACGAAGACCAGGAGGGCGCCAAGCACTTCGTCACCGAGGTCCTTGTCGACGAGGTCGAGTTTGTGGAAAGTCAGGCGGCTCAGCCTGAAGTCAGGGCGGAATCAGTCCAAAGTGAGCCCGAAGCACCGGCAACGGCAGAGCCACAGGGTGAGCTTCCCTTTGAAATCTGAGGAGGTGCTCAATGCTCAAGCGTATATGTGACAGATGCAAGGCAGAGCTCCCGAGCGCAAAGATTGACGAGCAGGGCTTTCGCATCACAAGGACAGGCTTCTCTTGGGACTTGTGTCAGGAGTGCCAGAAGGATCTCGAGGAGTGGCTTAAGGGGGTGCAAGCATGAAGGCGATCATCATAACAGCAATTATATGCGTGACAGTCGTGGCCCTTGCCTTTATTGGCAATAACAAGAAGGGAGGCAAGACATGAACAAGACGGAAGAGATCAGGGTCGACCTGACAATGCTCAGGCAGGTGCTTGAGACCAAGCCCAAGACAGCGACGTGGATCTATAAAGAATATGAGGAGGTGCTCCCCTTCGGCGGGAGCCTACTCAAAAAGGGATATATCTGCACACATTGTGGTTTTTTCAGAAGGAAGCGCCTCGGCATAAGTTCATATTGCGAGGCTTGTGGTTATCAAATGCAGGAGGGTGAGACGAATGGCTAATAAAAATATTACACCGTCAACAAGTACGGTGTTGGCTTCGCTTTGGTTTGCCGAGTACCTTCAGGACAAGCTCGGAGACGATAATGAGAACGCTGTCAGACTGGCGAAGGCAATCGGAATGGAGCGCAAGGCAATTTATGACTACGCATATTTGAAGCGCTCCCCAAAGCTCGAAGTGGTCGCCAAGATCCTCGCATACTATGGCGAGACGATTGCGGTCATACCTATCACGAAAGAGGCTTATCAGTATAAGGGTGGAAGATGCTCACGTTGTGGGAGGGCTTTCGAATGATCTCGTGTTATGGTTGCAAATATGGAGACCTCGACACCAACGTCGAGCCTTGCAATAGTTGCTTAGAGAAGGGCACACCTCCACATTGGAGATTTGAGCCTATAGACAAGACCGGGACAACACCCAAAGAAAAGAACACCCAGAACATAGACACGAGCATGCAGCTCACGATCTTCGACGTAATACAGGAGGACGACAATGAGCCGAAATAAAGACATCAAACTGCTCCACGACCTGACAGGCTGGTCTTATAAGAAGTGTCGGGCACACATGAAGGCAAACCATTGGGACATCGTCAAAGCGCTCCCGATCGGTGACGTCCTTGGCAAACTTCCCGAGATTTTAAGCAACACAATGGCGGTTATGGGCGAAGCCATTAACCTCGTCGCAAACACCGCCCGAGACTTCGCCAGTCAGCTCACACAGGCAATAAATGACTCAATCTCAAAAGTTGATAGTGTTTGATAGTAAATGATAGATTAAAATGTGCTATTTTGAAAATGATTAAATGACGAAGCGAATCACCACACACTGATTTAATAGTCATGATCTTCCTACAAAGCCCAGCAACCGGTCCGCTGGGCTTTTCTATTGGAGGACTAAAACCATGTCAGAGAGATCAAACCGCTGGCCGAAGATAAGACGGCAAGCGTGGGACAGAGACAGACACAACCGAGCGCCTTGTCACATTTGTGGCGAGCGCATTGATTACTCATTGAAGCCTTCAAGCGCACCGCTATCGTGGGAGCCTGACCACCTTGTTGCTTTTAGCAAGGCGCCAGAGCTTGAGCTTGACCTCAACAACATAGCGGCCGCACACATGCGATGCAACAGGCAGAGAGGAAACGGATCAGGAGACGGAGCACTCGGACAGAGGTCACGCATCTGGTGACCCGAAGGGAGGGGCCTCACAGTCTTTTGAAGACTTGGCGAAGCCGAG